ATTGGCGGCGTGGCTTTTGTTTTGCTTCTAGTCTTCATTGGCATCAACGAGCTAATGAGCTTATGTCCCAAAGGGGGGTGCGGCAGATGAATGAATATCAAAAGCAATTCGACATGTTTTTGAAGGTGTTCGTTTACCTACTGGTCATTTGGTGGCTGCTTGGTCTGCTGCGCTTTTTGCCCGATGATTTATCGGACCGGATCGTTAATCTACTGCTTGGAAAGGTGGGTCTTGGAAAATGAAAATCACGCCATATCAGGCCAATGCCAACATGCTCAAAGAGGCCCAGAGGGTCATTCACCAAAAGAACTTGCAAGAGATGCAAAGGCTCAATCACCAAAAAGAGCAGCAGATTCAGCAGCAAAAATGGGCAAGACCTAATTCTGTGGATGTCTACGCATGAAATACCTACTCGCAATTACTTTGATAATGCTTGCCGGCTGCGAAGACAGATACCGCTATAAGTGCCAAAATCCTGATAATTTCCACGCACTAGAGTGCCAAAAGCCAAAGTGTCTATTCACTCAGCAGTGTCCAGAATACCTGGTCGCACCCATCTTGGAGAAACAAATTGCACCACCACCACCTGAAGCTAAACCTAACCCCTGATGAGATCGAAGTCAGGGTTTGGGGTTTCGTAGTCATTTCGGTGACTTTGATTCTCTGTTTTATTGTTGTTGCATTTTTATACAGCATCATCTTTGTGACCCAGCCCATCAAGACGATGGCGCCCATAGATCAGGCCCTGTTAAAAATGTTAAACGATGTGGTGCTTTTGATTGTTGGTGGCATTGGTGGGGTGATGAGCAAACGGGCTGTGAGTGCCACGGCAAAGGCTCTGGGAACGCCAGCGCCAATGCCCCCTGCACCAGCTGCCCCCGCATCCATGGCCCAGCCAATGCAGTACTACCCACAGGCAGCGCCTGGCTACAGCAACAATCACGGTTTTATAGCGCCATCAGGCGCATTGCCAGAATGGGTCAACCCTCCGCTTGACGAGTCTTGGACGCCTGGTCCACCACCAACAACGCCACCGGACCATCTTGAGGATGACCATGAGCGCGAGCAGCTGGCAACGGCCAGACGGGAGTCTCAATAATGTTTGGCATCCCACTGCCATGGCTGCTGGTCGGTCTGTGCATAACCTTGTTTGGTACATACCGAGGTGGCTATCACTTTGGCTGGAAAGACAGGGACCAAGAGATGCAAATACAGATTGCCAAAAAGAATGAGGAATCTAGGGCCACAGAGCAAAGGCTCAGTGAGCAATTGAACGCAAATGCAACCAAGTTACAGGAGACCACCAATGTCATCAATGAAAAGCAGTCTGCTCTTGATCGTGCCATTCGCGCTGGCAGGGTGCGCATCAGCGCCCCAAGTTGTGTACCAGCCCCCACAGCTGCCACCACTGCCGCCCCAGATAGCAAAGAAACAGGAAGTCAACCTGACAGAGCGCCTGACCCAGCTCCTGATGCCGAGCGAGCAACCCTCCAAGCCATTGCCGAAATAGTGGCTCAGGGGGATCGGAACACAGCGCAGCTCAATGCCTGCATTGACGCATATAACGAAGCGAGGGATTTGATCAATGGTAAACGCTGACCAACTAGCAAGATTGCACATTGGCCCAGAATGGGTCGATGCGCTTAACGAGACATTTCAGCGCTTTGACATTTCAACGCCACTGCGCCAGGCTGCCTTTATTGGCCAGTGTGGCCATGAGTGTGGCAATTTTAAGGTGCTGCAAGAGAATCTCAATTACAGGGCAGAGGCCTTGCAAAAGCTCTGGCCCAAGCGCTTTGACGCTGCCAAGGCCCAAATGTGTGCCAGGAATCCGAAGGCTATTGCTACGGTCGTTTACAGCAACCGGATGGGCAACCGAGATGAGGCCTCTGGGGATGCCTGGCGCTTTATTGGCAGAGGCTGCATCCAGCTGACTGGCTCCAGCAATTATTTCCACGCAGGCAAGGCGCTGGGCGTGGACCTGATCATGCAGCCGGAGCTGGTGGCCACGCCAAAGTTTGCAGCCCTGACTGCCGGCTGGTTTTGGGACACCCACAAGCTCAACCAGTATGCTGACAACCAGGACTACCGGACCATGACCAAAAAGATCAATGGCGGCTTTATTGGGCTTGACGATAGGATTAAACACATCAACCATGCGCTGTCTGTCCTGACATAATTAGCCATGGCCAATGTCAAGCAACAATTAGAAGTCCCATCAATACCTAGTCTGGGTTACCCGCCAGAGGTGTACGAGCGCCGCAATTTCAACGAGAACAACAGCGCTTTAAACAATTTTTTTAGAAAACTGATATCAGTCCTTGGCGCCTTGTTTGGCCCCAAGGGGGGTCGGTTTATGAATAACCCTTATGGGGCATTTCAAAGCACAGTAGACCAGACGGCAGCGGCGGCCAACACGGCCTACGCCATGACCCTCAATACTGTCGACTACGCCAACGGCGTGAGTGTCGCAAGCAATTCTCGGATCACAGTGGCTGGCGCTGGCATTTGGAATTTGCAATGGTCTGGTCAGTTTGAGAACACCGACTCTCAGGACCATGATGTCAGGGTCTGGCTCAAGATCAATGGGACTGTGGTGACCGGCTCAACTGGATTCTTTGCAGTGCCAAGCAAGCACGGCTCTGTCAATGGCCACTCTTTAGTTGGCTGGAATTACTTTTTGAGCTTAGATGCCACTGATTATGTTGAGCTGTGGTGGGAGACTGACAATACCCAAGTGAGCATTCAGACTTATGCAGCAGCGGGAAATTATCCATCTACGGCGTCACTTATTGCGACAATGAGCTTTGTGTCCAACCTACCAACGATCTGATCATGTACATACCACTCAAATTGCCTCCAGGCATCTACAGAAACGGCACTGAGTATCAGTCAGCAGGGCGCTGGTTTGATGCGAACTTGGTGCGCTGGTACGAGAACACTTTGCGACCCATGGGTGGCTGGAGAAAGAAGTCAACAAGCCAGCTGACAGGCTCATGCCGCGGCCTGCTTACCTGGCGCGACAACACGGCTGACCGTTGGATCGCAGCTGGTACGCATTCCAAGCTCTATGCTCTGAATGAGGCTGGGACACTCAAAGACATTACTCCATCAGGCTTTACTGTTGGCGAGGCCAATGCGGTGGTCAAGACCGGATATGGCTATTCGACCTATGGCAATTTTGCCTATGGTGTCGCACGGCCAGACAGCTCCAGCATCACGCCGGCCACCACATGGTCCATGGACACATGGGGCGAGTATTTGGTGGCCTGCTCCAATGCCGATGGCAAGCTCTATGAGTGGCAGCTTGGCTTTTCCACGCCTACACTAGCCGCAGTCATTGCCAACGCGCCAACGAGCAACAAGGCGCTTTTGGTGACTTCTGAGCGCATTTTGTTTGCCCTTGGAGCTGGCGGCAATCCAAGGAAGGTGCAGTGGTCGGACCAGGAGGACAACACTGCATGGACACCCACAAACGACAACCAAGCAGGCGACTATGAGCTGGCCACGCCTGGCACGCTGATCGCCGGCAAACGGGTCAAGGGTTTGAATCTACTGTTTACCGATGTAGATGTCCACACGGCTCAGTATGTTGGCGCACCGTTTGTTTATGGCTTTGAAAAAGCTGGAAGTGGCTGCGGCTTGATCTCGGCCCAAGCTGTGGCGGCCATTGACACTGCTGCCATTTGGATGAGCAAGTCTGGCTTTTGGATGTATGACGGCTATGTCAAGCCACTGCCAAGCGATGTGTCGGACTATGTGTTCAACAACATGAACTTCAACCAGTCCTCAAAAATTTATGCTGTCCACAACAGCAAATTCGGTGAGATTTGGTGGTACTACCCCAGCAGCTCCAGCAATGAAAATGACAGCTATGTCACCTATAACTACAGGGAGAATCACTGGAACATAGGCACATTGGGCAGAACAGCTGGCACTGATGCTGGCGTGTTTACCAATCCATTGATGGTCTCAGCTGATGGCTATTTGTACGACCATGAGGTGGGGTTTGCTTATGACAGCGCCAGTATCTATGCTGAGTCTGGCCCATTGCAGATTGGCAATGGCGAGAACATTATGTCTGTGCGCGAGGTGATTCCAGATGAGCAGACATTGGGTGAGGCTGTGGTTTCATTCAAAACCAGATACTACCCAACAGGGGAGCAATCCACATTTGGACCTTACACGGCAGCCAATCCCACTTCTGTCAGGTTTTCTGGGCGCCAAGTCAATGTCAAGGTGACTGGTGCGGTATTGGCCGATTGGCGTGTTGGGGTGATCAGGCTCGATGCGGTGGCCAGTGGAAAGCGATGATAGACAGAATTTCAGAGATCAGCCGGTGTCGCCAATGGATCAGCGCGGCTTTAGAATACAGCGGTGGGACACACACGCTAGATGACATTGCCGCCGGAATATTGTCAAATCGGTATCAATTGTGGCCAGGGCAAAAATCAGCAGTAGTGACCGAGGTGATTGTTTACCCGCAGCTGAAGGATTTGCATTTTTTTCTTGCTGGTGGTGATCTTGATGAATTGAAAAAGATGAGGCCTCATATTGAAAATTGGGGCAAGTCTGTCGGATGCACAAGAGTAACGCTGGCTGGCCGCAAGGGCTGGGAGCGTACATTTTTAAAAGACGAGGGATATGAGCCTCAGTGGTTTATTCTTTCAAAGGAGCTGATATGAGTTTAGGTGGCCGTTTAAATTATGTTGCCCAGCCAAGTGACCAGCAAGTGGGCAACAATGCGTATCAGCCATTGCCGCAATTTACTGGTGACGATCCATATTCTCAGATCATGGCCATGATGCCGGCATTTAGAAACCCCTATGCAAACGCATCATCAGGCAATGCACTTGGCGGCTTTGACCCTAGTATTTATGCCAGAAACTATTCTTCTGGCGGTGGTGGTGGCGGTGGCGATGGTGGCGGCGGAAATATTTCATCCGTTGGTGATGGACTTATAGGCGATAACCCAACCCCTGCAATGCCTAGTCCCGATGAGGATTTCCCGCCTACATATGTGCAGCCTATGCCTAGTCCCGATGAGGATTTCCCGCCTACATATGTGCAGCCTATGCCTAGTCCCGATGAGGATTTCCCGCCTACATATGTGCAGCCTATGCCAGAGGACCAATATCCATACCCATCTGAGCCTATGCCAGAGTCAATGGTCATGCCATATGAGCCTGCTGAGTACAACTATGACCAGCCTGCACCAGAGCCAATGGCCACGCAAGAGCCGATGGCCATGCCCTATGAGCCTGCGGAGTACAACTATGACCAGCCCACTTATATTGAGCCTGCTGGCGGTGACTTCCGCGGCGAGATGGGCGGTGGTAACTTTGGTCGTGGGCTTGAAGACACTGGCGAGGACAGCTTTGATTCTGCCGGCTACGCAAAGGGCGGCATGGTTAATGGTCTGCTTGGACCAAACCCCAAGGGGCCAGATGATGGCGCTGCGTTCTTAGATCGTGGAGAATATGTCATCAAAAAATCATCAGTCAAAAAATATGGCCGTGGACTTTTGGACATGATCAACGAAGGCAAAGTGCCTGCCAAAAAAATCAAATCTCTCTTAGATTAAAGGACCACAAAATGTCAAAAGGTGGAAGTCAAACATCATCAACATCAATTGACCCTGATGTTAAAAAAGCGTTTCTGGCCAATTTTGAGCAAGCCAAGAATGTTGCAGGCGCATTGCCCGTGCAAGAATTTGCTGGCTTCAACCCGATGTATGAGGCTGGCGAGCGCCAACTGATCAACACGGGTCTGGCCGGACCAGGTCTTGCCAACATTGACCGAGCTGCTCAGATGACCGCTGAAGGCGCTCAGTATCAGCCTGGCATGGTGGGTGGCTTCAATGCTGGCCCAGCTTCCCTTGCCGATGCGCAAGGCTATGGCGCAAGCCAATTTGCTGGCGCACAGGCAGGCCCAGCTTCTCTTGCAGCTTCTCAAGGCTATGGTGCAAGCCAGTTTGCCGGTGCGCAGGCAGGCCCAGCGTCCCTTGCCGGATCGCAAGGCTATGGCGCAAGCGATGTCAGCGCCGCGCAGGCAAACATGGGTGACATTGGTCGCTACATGAATCCCTACACCAGTGGCGTGATTGACGCATCTTTGGCAGATATTGAAAAAGCAAGGTCTGCTGCCTCTTCTAGAATTGGCCAGCAGGCCGCGGCTGCCAAGGCCTTTGGTGGATCACGCCAAGCCTTGGCCCAAGGCGCATCAAGTGGCCAGTTTGCAGAGCAGGCCGCAAAGACTGCGGCTCAATTAAGAGCGCAAGGTTTTGATGTTGCAGCCAATCAGATGCAGCAAGACCTTGCCAGGCAGCAGCAGGCCGCTGTCCAAAATGCTGCGCAGCGCACGGCTGCTTCTCAATTCGGCGCTGGCGCGGCCAATCAGGCAGCACTTGCAAATGCGGCTGCACGCAATCAGATGGCGCAATTTAACGCTGGTAATTTACAGCAGGCCGGATTGAGCAATGTGGCTGCACAGAATGTGGCGTCCCAATTTGGCGCCGGAGCTGCAAACCAAGCGGCACTGGCAAACGCCGCTGCACGCAATCAGCTGGCGCAATTTAACGCCGGCAATTTACAGCAGGCTGGTTTGAGCAATGTGGCTGCGCAGAATGTGGCCTCACAGTTTGGTGCTGGTGCGGCCAATCAGGCAGCACTTGCAAATGCAGCTGCCAGGAATCAGGCTGCCCAATTCAACGCAAACATTGGCCAGCAGGCGGCACTGGCCAACCAGCAAGCTGGCTTGCAAGGTGCGCAATTGCGCTTGGGTGGTGCAAGCCAGCTTGGCAACTTAGCAGCCCAGCAGCAGGCATTGCGCTTTAGTGGCGCTCAAGCGGCCATGGGTGCTGGCTCTGCGCGTCAAGCTCAAGACCAGCAGCGCATGGATGCCATTCGCAACATTGGCTTGCAGCGTCTTGGCATTGTCCAGTCTAGCCTTGGTGCAAACCCTGCCAACCTTGGTATGACAACCCAGACCCCGTACAGCCAGAACACTGGTGCTGGACTATTGGGCGGTGCATTGGCTGGCTCTCAATTGGCTGGTCTGACTGGTGGCGCAATCAGTGGCGGTATGGGTGCAGGCCTTGGCGCATTGCTTGCCCTGATCTAATATGCCAAACACTCCAACGCCAGAGCCACAACGCTACGCTGATGCGCAGCTCATGGCTTTGCTTGATCCATCAAGCAAGCGTGACACCATCCTGATCACCCCTGGATCACCTATGCCGTCCCGCATCCCTGACGGGTTGACAGTGGCAAGGACCAGCAGGGGGGTTGTGATCACCAGCGACCCAGCGAAGGTCAAGATCATTGACCAAGGCTCTGAGCGTGATGTGGGCATGGCCCTCTTTGGCTATGCGCATGACCAGTCCAAGGGGTTTGACAATGTGGCTGTGGCCATGGATAGAAGAGGGACACCGGTGGCAGAGCTGGCCATCAAGCCTGGTCAAGAAAGACGCGCCATGCGTGCAGCCTCTTTGCTTGCACCAAGCACAGGATCAACGAATATGATGAGCAGGGGCGATGTGGTAAGCACTCGCCTCAAGGGTTTATTGGAATAAGGTGGCAATATGGCTAATGGATTTGACTTCAGTAATATAGGCTCCATTTTTGGTGGCGGCATGGGCGGCACACCATCAGGTCTTGACGCGCTGCTGACAGAAGACCAGCGCAAGCTCTTGGGCCGCAATGCTGCGATGTCAGCAGCTGCTGCACTTTTGCAAGCCGGTGGCCGAAGCGCAACCCCCATCAACTTAGGCCAAGCACTTGGATCAGCGTTAATGGCTGGCCAGCAAGGCTATCAGCAGGCAAGAGCTGGTTCTTTTCAAGATTTGCTTTTGGGTGAGAAGCTCAAAGAGATGCAGCGAGAAGCTGCGCGTCAAACAGCATTCAGTAATTTGTTTTCTGGTGGCGCACCTGGTGGCGCAGCTGGTGCTTTGACCCCAGCACAAGCTAGTCTTGCAGCGCCAATTGAAACAGCTGGCCGAGTTGGCCCAACGCCTGATCGTGCTGCATTGATGAATGCTGCACCAGCTGCGCAGCAGGGGGGTCCATTTTCGTTCTTGAATCCAACGCAACGAGCGCTATTGTCTGGAATGAAGCCAGAGCAGGGGTTCCCTGAACTTTTGAAGATGTCTCAAGCTGCTGAAGAATATGGCCCTCCAACGCCTGTTGTGATGAATAACCGGACTGTCATGGTCCAGTACAACAAGCAAGGCCAACCACGCATTGCCCAAGGTGTTATGCCATACGAGGCTCAGTCGCCTGACATTCGAGCTGTAGAGTACATCAGTGGCCAGCCATTGGCTGGAACTGGTCCAACAGGAATAGAAAATGTTGGAAGGTATCGTCAGCAGATCGCACCGAAAACACAAGTCGATGTGAAATTGCCTGGCAATCAGCAATTCTTGGCTGGTGTTGGCACTGATGTGTCTAAAACATTGACTGACTTGACTGCGGGTGCAAGGTCTGCAAATGAAACATTGGCAAATGTGGACAGAATCTTGCCTGCACTTGATAAGGCTATTCTTGGCCCAGGTGCGGATTACAGAACAGCCATGCTGCGAATTGGCCAGCAATTAAACATTGCCGGTGCTGACGCAAATGAGCAACTTGCAAACACCAGAATTGTGGTCCAAGGCTTGGCCCAGCAAGAGCTTGATGCCGCGGCACAAATGCGTGGCCAAGGTTCACTGACAGAAGGTGAGCGTGGAATTCTTAGACGCGCAGCTGCTGGTGACCAAACACTAAGCGCTGCTGAGATTAAGCAGGCTTTGACAACGGCACAGAAGACATCTAGATATCGTTTGTCTGCGCAACAAGACTATCTCCAACGCGCCAGCAAGCTACCAGGCTTTGATCAGTTTGCGCCCATGTATCAAGTCACGCCTTATGGTGGCAATCCATTGCTGGATGCTGTTAACAGACAATTGCAATTGAATTCAACCCCCGGAGGTCAGCGATGAGCACTGGACTAGAGAGTTTCACAAACGAAGAATTGCTAAAGATTAAGGCTGGAGATGTCTCCGGCTTGTCCAATGAAAAATTGCAAATTCTTCAAAGCATTCTTTCTCAAAGTATTGGTGGCATCTTAGAGCCACAAGCTGCTCCGGCGCCAGCATTGTCCCAGCCACTGCCGCAAGCACCAACCCAACGCCTGCGCTCTATTGCGCAGGGCGTGACTATGGGCGCTGCTGATGAGATGGAAGCCAGATTGATCTCTTCTGTAACTGGCCAAGACTACGACAAGGTGCTTGCTGAAGTTAGAAACAAAATGAAGGCTTACCAAGCTCAATCACCCATGGAGTCATTGGGCTATGAGGCATTGGGCGGTGTTGGATCAGCGGCTGCATTGACTGCGGCCACTGGTGGTGCTGCGGCGCCATTGACTGGCCCACGCATGGCCGCCAGTGTCGCACCACTGGTCAAGGCATTGGCCGGCACTTCAGCGCTTGGCGGCGCTCAAGGCGGCATCACTGGCTTTATGACTGGCGAGGGAGACTTTGCGGCCCGTGCGGCCAGAGTGCCAGGTTCAACTTTAATGGGCGCATCTATTGCACCATTGGCCCAAGCCGCATTCATGGGTGTTGGCAAACTCACAGACATGGCCCTAGACGCTGCAAGGCGCTTGTCCGGTGGCCGCGGTGGCAAGGCAGCAGAGGCTGAAATTCAGCGCTTGGCTGAACAGACTGGTTTGACCACAGATGAGCTTGTGCAGCGTATTGCCAATGGCGAAATCTTGGCCGAAAACCAAACATTACTGCAAGCTGTGCGCGCCTTGTATACCCAAGGCGGCAGGGCATCCACAACGATTCAAGGCGCTTTATCTACACGCCCAGACGCATTGCGCAAAGAAGTCTTGACAGACATGCAGCAAAAACTGGTCAGCGGCATCAATCCCAACTTTATGGGTCCACGACCACAGAATGAAAATGTCTTGAGATTTTTCCGATCAACCGATCAAGAAGCAAAGGCATTAGAAAACAAAGCCTACAAAGACTCTTACGGCACTGGTGGCATCATTGGCCAAGATTTATTGGTGAGCCTCAAAGACGCACTGCAAAGATCGCCAACAGCCATTGACGACATCAACGCAATTTACAGGGCCGAGACAGGCAAGAGACCATTCTTCTCTTTTGACAAAGACGGCAACATTGTGTTTGCCAAGGCGCCAACACTGGAAGATGCTGAAGTTGTCCGAAGGGGTATTCAGTCATCAATTGATGCGGCCTTTACAAGTGGCAAGGGTGGTGTTGGATCGGCCTTAAAACCCGTTGAGGGCGCTTTGAGAGATGCTATTGATACATCCTCCCCAAGACTGGCTGCAACCCGTGCTGAAGCCTCACAGCTTAGAAGCGCAAGGGATGCATTCAAAGAAGGCCGCACCATCTTTAGCAAGAGCGCAGACGAAGTCCAAATAATGATGGAAGACATGGCCAGCAACCCTGGCGCTGTCAATGCGTTTAGGGCTGGCGCCATGGATGCCATTCGCGCTCAAATGGGAACTGGCCGAGCCAAGTCCATGATGGGTGTGCTGGCCAGTCCTGAGACCAAGCAAGGCGCCATCTTGCGCACCATTTACCCTGGTGATGAGCTTGATGGCATCTTGACCCGCATTGGCACAGCTGCCCAATCACAAGTGGCTAAAAATAGGATTCTTGGCGGCCCAGACACAGCATCATCACTTTTGCAAGCTGCAAAGATTGGCTCAACCGTTACTGCTGACGAAGTGGCCAGCGCTGTTTCTGGCAGCCCCATGGCTGCATTCAGAATTGTCAGCAAGATGCTGGGTGAGTCCAACAAAGGAATGTCTGAGCAAGATCGACAGCGAGTGGCTCAGATTCTGATTTCAGAAGACCCAGACATTGTGCGCAAGGCATTGCGTGATGAGAGTGGCATGGCCAGATTGCAGCAGGCTGTGGCAGCTGGCTCTAGAATGCTTGGAAAGACTGTGCCTTATGGTGCAAGCTACATTGGTGCAACAGCGCCAAGAGAGCCGTACAGAGTGGAATTAACTGGCATGGCCAATCGTTAAGGAGTAAACATGGCTGGGTTACTTGATGATGTTTTGGGGTGGATGCAAAGTCCACAACGCACCCAGCAATTGCAGGGCCTTGGTGGATCAATACGAGCTGGTCTTTTGAACATTGAAGAAAAAGACAAGAAGTTTCAAGACCTTTATGACAAGGCATTTAGTGACCCAAAGAATCCAGCCAAAGTCACTGATAAAGCTGCGCTATCTCAATTAACCGAGATGGCCATGGCTGGCCCAATGGCATTTGCACCAATTGGTATGACCAAGGGCATCACCAAAAAAGATGCAACTGTCATGCGCCCACAGCGCTTGGCTTACCCTGAGATTTACAAGAATCCCAAAGAGCTTGTCGCTGAAGCTGCTGGCCGAGTGGCGCCAGAAGACCCAATAATGAAACAATTGTTTGGGGTGACCAGAGATGATTTGTGGCAAATGTCACAACAAGGTCAGCGCCAAGGCAATATTACAGACAGACCATTTAAGGCTGCTGCAAGCGCCAAGGGTGCAGCTCATGCCGGTGAAGTCACAAATCCACGCAATACACAGCGCCTACAAAACATTATTGGCGAAGCAGCGCAATACCCAGAGCTATACAAAGGCATGGGCGCCTGGTACACCATGGACCCGCTATTTAAGCGCTTTGAACAAATCTATGGACCACAGCAAGCAATTGCTGAATACAACAAATTCAATGCGCTGACCGGCATGGCCTCCCCAGGCAGTGAGGTGCTGACCGAATTTAATCGTGGCACTGCTGCCAACTGGTTGGCCAACACTGGCCGATTTGGAGATTTCCAAAAATTTGGTGGCTTGGCTGAATTTAGACGGGGCAAAGATTTCCCGCAAGATATGCGTGCCATCATTGGCCACCCATACCACAGCACAGCTCACAGCGGCCCAATGTCAAAGTATGTTGAGACTGGCGCCCTTGATATGGGATCGGCAAAAGTGCCAAGCTATATCCATGCATCTGGCGTGCCTCAAACCGGATTCCAAACTCAATGGCCGGTGGGTGATGCGCACTGGTCGCGCTTAGTTGGCCTGCCTGATGTGCGTGGAGCTACGACCAAAAAGGGTGTGCCATCAGTACCAAATGCAAGCGCCAGCGTCCCAGAGATGACTGCCCTTGGACCATGGTGGAAGAGCGAAGTGGCCGCACCAATGAATCTTGAGGCTGTGCCTGCGCAGGCTATTGTTTGGGGTGCAGGCTCTGGGGCAACTGGGGTGACATCACCAATTGGCGCCCCCAAGCTGGAGCTGCTTTCTCAGCAAATTCAGAAGGCTGCCAAGCGAATGAATGTCTCTCCGGAAACGGCGCGCGACATGATCATTCGTGGCCAAGCCCATGCTGGCTTTGCTGATCCTAAAGCGGCTGCGGCTCTGGCTGCTGCAAGTGGTGGTGGTTTGCTTGCTTATGACTCGCTCTTTGGTGAGTGATTTCATCGATGGCCCAAGATAGAGCTTCAACAGCTGTTGGAGCTTGTCCTGTTTCTGCCTCGATATTTTGAGCCTGCTCAAGCAAGCGCTTTAGTATTTCAATTTCCATATCAACCCCCAAAAAAAGCAGCCACAAGGGGGTCGCGTTTGACGACCCGTCTTTTCTTTCTGCGCCTGGC